GTCCCATCAGTACTTGTTCTTCTAACTTCTAACTGATTAAAATATGTACCAAATAAGGCAACATATTTACGAATCGTTGAATTGTAAAAATAATTTGCTATTGCCATTAGGTATCACTTATTTGTATATTTTCACTAAACGGATCCACTTCTGAGAAATCAATAATACTATCAGCTTCTAATTCAAAGTTGAGATTTCCTGCGTTGTCATCAGTAGATGCGAGTGCGGTTAATGTTGCGTTGTTTGCATCAATAACGATATCAGTATTATATGCTTTAAAGTAATCATCAATCTCAGACCTTCCTGTATTGAATCTCTGATTACTGTATTCAATTAATTCGCAAGTCATATCAAATACTTGTGTCTTGCCCATTTGATAGAATACGCTTTCGTGTTCAACAAACTTAATTTCAAAAATCTTTTCGTTGAGAGGGAAATAAATTAAATCACCTTCTCGTGGTCGAATAAGTTCAACAACTTCTCGAGTCACATGTCTTTCAAAAGTTCTGTTAGCAACTGTAAGAGTTAATTGGTCTCGGATTTGTAAACCAAACTTGGATAGGAAATCGCCTTCACCTTCAAACCCTTCATTATTTTTAACATAAGCTTCAAATTCAAATGTTTCGTTATATTCAGGAAAGTCATCTTCGTTAAAGATCTTATCACGACCTTTAATTGCTCTACTGATATAAATGACATCAACACCATACTGCTTGATAGATTCAATAACTAAATCATCAATAAGTTCTTGCTCTGAGAATCTTGAGTAATTGTTGAAGAATACGTTAGTTGCCATTTACTTATCCAATATAGTTATAACTGAGAGGTTGTAAATTCTGCACTGCTTCTTCTTCCATTAATCTCCTCTCTTCCTTTGCATCGGAAAGTATTTGTTCTCCGTTAAATGATACGCCGCCTACAAGTTGCATACCTGTAAACTTAGTTAAATTTGAACCCCATTGTTCTTTGACTAAACAACTTGCATAATTCTGAAGCCAACGGTCACCCCAAACATCTGCATAAGTAGATGGGTCAATTACATCATATGCTTCAATAATAATGTATTCGCCAACAACGAGTAAACCTGGGTCTGTGTCAAGATATAATCTATTCACATGTTTATTATAACGAACCATTGGTTTACCTACAAGCATCTCTTGTAAGAATTCCAAATGAGACATGGACATATAATAGTTTGTAATATTATATCCTGTGATGTCTTCAAGATTATTTAAGACGAATTGGTATTGAACATTAAAGATACCTGAACCAGTAGAAATACTTGACTGCATATTAAAGATACCTGAAATACCAAGTAATCCTGCTGGTAAATCAATGTATCCGTTATCTTTGTTTTCTTGTGTGATTTGATGTTTTAAATAAACAAGCTGACTTCCATTGTAATGATAATCTCTCCAGTAATCTACAGCTTCATCAATACGATCATCTATCTGTTCGTCTGACACATTGATGTCAATGACAGGTGCTCCTAACTTACGGAGTACCCAATCTTTGAATTCTTGTCTTGTTGTAGGTTGTGCCATTTTATTTTACTCTTTTTATTATTTATCTTTAGTACGAAGCGCTAGCATACGCAGCAACACTAAGCTCAGCCTTATATAGTAATGTATCGTTATAACTCCCAATTGCTTTTACCCAACATTCAATTGTATGTACTGTCCACTTTCTTGAATCATTAGTTCCACCTGCTGAAGCAGAAGCATCATTGTTAATATTTACTTTTATTCCAACGCTATCGTTCGGTACATCAATTCCTGACTGACCACCAATATTGTGTAAACTAAACCAAGTATCATTTGTGTAAGTACCTAATGATTGAGGAGCACCTGATGATGCACCATTGTAATGATATTCTTGCATTGAAAGCGAATGGGCCCCATTACCAACTGTTTGAATAGTTGACATACTATGTTTAATTTTTATTTGGTCAGCAGGACCAGGATAAGATTGTCCTGATATAGCAGAATCGTTAAAGTAGTGTATTTTACTTCCAGTAGCTCCGTGAGCCTGAGCAACACCAGCAGTTGTGATAGAATCAAAATCTGTAGTTGTAGTATCACCGCTTGCGCTACTACCATCATTGGTTGTCATAACTGTTAAACCGCCACCAATAGTATCATAGAAAAAATCAAAGTCAACGTTAACGTCAACTGAGCTCACAGTGTCTTGTCTAAATGCAAAGTAATCTACATCTACTGTTGTAGATGGGGCTTGTCTGTGATAAACATTTCCTGCTGGGTAATCGTTTCCTCCAACTCCACCTGAGCCTGCAGTATTTTGACCACCTGCGATTGTATTAAATGAATGTGATAGTGCCATGTTTTCCTCTTATGCCGTTCCGTTAACTTCCCAATAATAATAACCTGTTGCTACAATATTTGAACCACTTGAGTCAGACGCAATTTCTATTTTCATTATTCCTTCTAATGTACCTACCGTGCTTCGTGGTCCATTAACTCTATATCTAAACTGCGGAGATCCTGTTAATGCAACCCACGTATTTATTGAAGCACTATCAGATCCTGATGTACTGAGAGTCATTGGGAAAGACAGATTTCCATTATCGTTTGATGCTCTGATATAATATGTTTGTGAAGGTGTAATATTATTCCACTTAGATGTACTAAATGTCCAATATCCAGTTTGTCCTTGAGCAGTACCGTTAGTATATTTTTCAATATTTCCATCAGCCAAAAACCTCATGCCAAAGATAGCATCTGCAGTCGGAGGCATAGATGTTGTTGTAGAGTTTGCTTGAGAACCTCCAGCAGCATTACCTGTTCCATGCAATGATATTGATTCTGTTGGAGTTGAACCAGTAAATCCTACAGCAGTTCCACGAATATCATTTGTGTCAACATATAAGAAAGTAATCTGCCAATGTTGATAACTACTCCATGTTGGTTCTGTATTGTTTATCCAATTAATATCAGAAGGCCATGTTGGTGCATAAGGAACCGAAGATGTATCTAAAAGCAACATACAACTTCTACCTGTTGCTCCACTTGATACCGTAAATGTTGTAGCAGCACTTAAAGTACAAGTCATAATTGGAGTTGTAAAATTAATGTTGTTTGTTGTTGCTGTAGCTATTGCGTGAAGATCATCATAGAATCCACTTGTGTCAGCGACATTACTTACTGTGAAGTCGTCATCAATTATAATTGTATTACTTACTTTAATCGCCACTTGATGCTCCTACTAATTTTTCTTTACATTTAGCAAATTCAGCTTGGTCTAATTCTTCATCACCATGATATGGTGCAAGCATCCATACTTGTTCAAATTCATTGTCAATGGGGTTCCTTACAATGAACCCATAATTAATTACTCCGTTAGTTATGTAATCTTTTTTGAAATCAATTGCCATTTAGATATCCCCTCGCTTAGCGTAATCACCACTAACAGTAAATGTGGTATCTCCAGCTTCGTTAAACACCTCAAACGAACCGTGTTCAGTTTCAACATAAACTGTATTAACGTTTCCTTCGTTATATGTTTTACTTCCTTCATAATCTTCTGCTAATATCCATTCATTATTATCACCATCTTTATCAATTAATATTGGGTGATCGTTTGTAATTTCCAACCAACCATCTAGTAAATAGAATCCTTCACGAGGGTGGTCTTTAATAATATTTACAACTTTTGTCCAACCAGAATTTGACCAAATCTTATCACCAATTTCAATATCGTAAACTCTTTCTAATGTGGCCGATGTTGTTTTATGTAATACTTTAACTAACATATCATTTGTTAGACAAACAGATGCACTTCCAGTACTTGAAGCAGACGTAATTACGTGTATTCTTATTTCCTTAAGTAATGTATCGAGAGATGTTGCATCTCTACCATATATACTTAATGTTCCTGTTGTTATGTAAGTATGTGTTTCTTCATTATACGCAGTTGGCCCAGGATGATTAATTGCTAGAGTAATACCAGTGCTCATGGCAGATGATGTTGTTTTCCAACCAGAATCAGTTGTCCCAGTACTAAACGCACCACCGTTAAAAGTTCTTAAAGGTAAAACTTGTCCAGATGCATTTGATGCCGCTGAGCAATCCCAAACTGCTCTGATTCCCGTTACATTATTTGTAGCAGTAAAGTCATAAAACTTTGTTGGTGGTGGAGTATAGGTTAAACGATAAGTCGCAGTACC